TGTCCAAATACAAACAGTCCTTGTCCTGGGAAGTTTACAAGTGGATTGACACTATATGAGTAAAGGTTATCACGCTGTCCTTGATTAAGAGCAACTGTAACAAACTCATTTTCACTGTTTACATAACCAAAGTTAGATGCGTTTGAAGCTGCACCACGCTGTAGACCAGCTGGAGCAAACCATGGATAAGCAACTTGATCGTTATAAGCATAAGTGCGCAATGCCATCATGCTTGGCGGAACAAACACTTCTGATCCATCTAAGTTAGTTGCTAGTGCCCACGGATAATAGATACCAACATATGGATTTGCTGTTATCAGGCCAACGTCACCGTTATCAGTTGCATTGTTAGCATTGGTTGCCCAATTCTGTATGCTGGTACCATCCGGTGTTAACCTTGCAGGAGTGTCAGCTATGATAAACGCAATTTCTTTCTTATCGGTATTCAGTGTTACCATCTCATCAATGGCTTCTGGGTAACCAGGGGTTGCTAACAGATTAAAGTAAGTCTGCTCAGCACGCGCCTCTTGATTATTGACCAGAGTAGCTTGGACAGCGTTAACGACTATCTGCCTCTGTGCCTTGTGGCCAATGTACGGAGTACCATCAGGAGCGTTGCCGCTAGCTGTTACCCAACGTCCACTTGGTACCAATTGTGGGAATTTTTTACCAACCCAAATCTTAACGTTGTTAGTGCTATATCTGGTATTCAAGAGCAGCATGCCCATTGGATAGAGATGTGCATCTATTACATCTGGGTCAACATTGTCACTAACAACCATGTCTGCGATTAGACTGCTACCGTTCTCATCTGTAGCACGAGCATCAGCAAATACTATGCCGGCTGGACTACTGTGATCTGTGTTGTCAATCAATCTCCACAAGTTATTCATGCTATCATAACGATACGCAGTGAACACATTGTTTATGCTTGTGTCAATCCATATGTCACCTTCTACTAGAGGGTTACCATTGTTTTGAGTTAACGGTTGGCTAGCATCCAATATCGGACCGTTAGCATCTGTTGCAGGATACATGTTCTTGTATCCTTTCCATATCTGCCCAGTGCTTACCATTATGTCATATTGCAATGCAGTGCTATACCATAATGTGCCCTCAACTGGAGGGCCACTTGGTGCCAACAAGCTAGCCGTATACATTAGCTCATCCCAGTTGCTGGTAGATGCATTCCATATATGCAATCTCTGATTTGCTTCTGGAGGTACATCGCCGTCTGTGTTATACAATGCAAACACACTGCCATTAGCTTTGTTTGCACCAAACCCTGCATCAGCATAAGCAGTGCTGCTATACATTGGCACAGTGCCGGTATTTGGATGAATGTTGAGAGGTGTCCATACGCCGTTGATATATTGCTTAACAACAAGATTTGCACCCCTGTCTGCAGGAGTGGTGTTTATCCATATGTTATCAACTGCCAGTTGATCAAGGCCGTTTGGTACACTGAGAGATGTGCCATATCCCTGATATGTTAGTTGACGACCAAATGTGTATCCAACCTTGATACCGCTGTTGTTTAGAGCTGTTCCGCTAATATCTTCCAAGGTAAAGCTAGTACCATTAGTGTTAACTATCTTAAGCTTGTTATCAGTAGTTGCGCTTGCTACGATTGGACCGTTGCTAAATGCCGTATTAATAGCAGATACTATGCCAGTTAGTGTAGCTGGATACACTACTACCAGTGTAGGTATACCAGTACCCGGATCTATGGATACGACATCGGCGCTGTTGTAACCATGTACAAGATTGAAAGTTGCACCAGTGCCACCGCCCGAACTTGTTGTTACTGGATTGCTTGGGAACGTTGTGTAATCGCCGGGGGTTGATACAACAACTGTGTTTACGCCCCATTGCAGATTAAATGTAGCACTGTTACCATTGGTCGGTCCGCCTGTGCTGTTAGTCTGTGATGTAGGAGCAACAGCCGTCGTTGGGGGCGCAACAGTACCAATGTATATGCCAGGACTTGTAGGGTCAACATGGAATTGCGTGATGTTACCGCCGCCGCCAACTTGGTCAACTACGATCTTCAACACTTGGCTGTAATTGCTGCCAACTACGCCAAACGTTAATATATCACCTGCACTGTAATTGCTACCCTGGTTATTAGCAGCCGGAGTGCTTGGTTGATTATCAACAATAGTGAGACTGGTAACTTGCAATGCTGACTGTGTACCCGGTGCAGGTACTGTCACTGATGTAACAGTCAATATGTCGTTTACATTATAGCCAGATCCGATATTAACTGGAGCAGCACTAGCTGTGTTGAGATGTGCTGTAGTATATGTAGGATTAGCTACAGTACCAGTAACACTTCCATAGTAAGTTTGGGTAGGATATATACCAGCGTTTTTCCATACGTTATCTGTCCAGCCGCCTGCAAGATTATTAAAATTAACAGTAGATATATCGTTAAACCAAGTATCAGTGCCGTCATAGTTGGTTATGCGCAGATAGTTGCTGCTACCAACCGTGTATATGCTAGCTACAGCATTCAGCCCACCGTTGCTTGTGTTGAGAACAGTGTTAATTGCAGTTACTAGCTGAGCAAGAGATGCAGTAGTTGCGGGTGCTTGTGCAGCAGGTACAGTAATCGTGTAAGGACCTTGTGTTCCTATACTGATCGTGCAAGTGTCGCCTGGTGTAAAAGTTGGGTTCTTAACGCTGCCTGTTATCACTCTCGGAGCTGCTTCACGCCATCCCCAGCCGGGATAACCTGCAGTGGTGCTGCCTGCTTTAAACCAGTATGATGTGGTGCCAGCATCTGTTGATAGTGTTATCTTTTCCCATATCTTGTTCTTGCTAGCAATACTTCCAGTGTCAACGCTAACAGTATCTACAGCAATATCGCCGCCATTACCGAGGCCGTGTGCAGGTGCTACTACATTATTTGGATCAGCAGTGAGACCAAAGAAATCTAACAATCCAACACTTGATCCTTCTAATATTATCGTCTGTGCGATATCTTTTAGAGTTAAACGTAGATTGTAAATCGTTCCATAATCACTGGCAGTGAGACTATATTTTCCATCTATAGCAAAAATACTGGCACTTATACCTCTGTTAGTGATAGCTGTGTTGCTGTTGATCCTGTTTACTATATTGCTCAAACTGTCATCTTGATATACAGGTATGCTGACTCCATTGCCAGATGCTGTACCAATAACCAACGTATACGCCTGAGAAAATCCCAGCGGATCGCTGCTGCTGCGTATTGCAACAGGTGCATAACCTTGTACTATAACTTCTAAATTTGATTTGTTTGAAATAACAGTTGGTGTCTTAGCTGTCCATGCATATGCACTATTAACTTCGCCGTTTGATTTAAATATTCCCCATGTAGTATAGTTTAGATCTAACCAATAGTCGCCGTTAGCAGCTTGTCCCACTGGTGCAGTGCTGCTAGGTGCAAGCTGTCCGAGATCAACATCTGCACGTATAGCATATGCAGTATTGGCAATACCCAGATACTCATATAGTGAAAAGAGACCTAACTCGTTTAACTCGTTGTCATACTGTTGGCTGCCGCCTGCGCTATAGAACCTAGGGGATCCAAATGTGGTTAACACATCTCGTTGGCTGGTCATTAGATATAACTTGTTGGCATTTGCTTTAAGTGTACCCTGCGCTAATGCTGTTGTGCTACCAGACTGCAGCTTGTTAGCAGCCGTAGCTACAACAACCAACGGTACTGTGCCTTGTCCAGCAGATGCATAGAAACTCTCATCAGTTACTGTGACTGATACGCCCGGTGATGATAGTATTGCCATGATTTACCTCTCGTGAAAACTGGTTTCGTGTGTGTTTTTATTTATGTGTAGCCACTTGTTCTTGGGCACTCTTTGAGCCACTCTTGTGCTTGATACACAATGAAAGTAACATATATCTAATGAGGTGAGACATGATAATTGGTATATGCGGGTTGATAGGCAGCGGTAAAGGTACAGTAGCAGACATGCTGTGCGACATCCAGGGTTTTACCAAGATGAGTTTTGCTGACAGCCTCAAAGATGCAGTTGCAGCAGTTTTCAATTGGCCTAGGCACTTGCTTGAAGGAGACACTGACGAGAGCAGATCTTGGAGAGAAGAAGTTGACCAGTGGTGGGCTAAACGTCTTGGTATGCCAAATCTGACTCCGCGCTGGGTGCTACAAAACTGGGGCACAGAAGTCTGCAGGCAAGGTTTCCACGAGGACATTTGGATTGCCAGCATGGAACGCAAGCTATCTGCTGCAGATAACATCAACATCGTCATACCGGACACACGATTCCCCAATGAGATAGACATGGTACAAAAACTGGGCGGTGAGGTCTGGAGGGTTAAAAGAGGCGATGACCCAGATTGGTTAGACAGATATGTCCGCGGCTCATATCTCGGATTGATGACAGATGCCACACCAGTAGATGTGCATCCCAGTGAATGGGCTTGGGCCCGTAGCATGTTCAATAAGATCATCTACAACGATAGCAGCATGGAAGATCTGCAGGCTAATGTGACGGCACTGTCCTCAATATGGACCAAAGTTGATTAATATAGTTTTCAAGGAGTCACACTGTGACTGAGACAAATGATGTATTAAGTTTAGGGCAAGATGTCATGCTAGGGGCTAATCCTAACGGCGTGGCTGGTATGTTCGCAACAGAGGCTAAACAGCACGGACACAGCGCAGTCTATCTCATGCACAACGGCAGCAGTGTATCTGCAGACGAAGGATTGTTATGTCTCAGTGATGAGAGGATGGCAGCAGCTGAAAACTATTTGATACGTGCTAACAAGTGCATACATCGCAAATGGCCTGTAGCAGATCACGAAGAAGTAGACGAGCTAAAACGAGATTGTTACATGGTCAGATGGGCACACAGTGTCTATGCCATAGGCTTGTTTACCAGCGACGCTAGTCTACTCAAGATAGGTGGTAACCTTGCATGGCCCTGCCAGATGTATGTAGACAGGTTCTTGTATGACCAAGAACCAATGAGCTTATGTGAGCTGTACATGTTTGATCTAAAGAGCGAGAGCTGGTTCGCATGGAATGCGAGATGGACTAGGATCAATGATGTACCAAAACCATCTGGTATATACGCTGTAGTAGGCAACGACAAGCTGACGAGAGCAGCTAAACAAGCGATAGATAGCCTGTGGGTGTCACCCGATGATGATGCCTAGTGGCATGCTGTTATCTATATAGAGATCTAAATCTTTCTCTAGCTTCTCCATGGTAGCAACTGCTTCAGTCTTGAGAGCATCTCCTTTGAGAGTAACTCCGCCCTGCGGACCAGCTAGCCCATTGGTAAACTTGCTGTAGGCTTCGCCTAGCATCTGCTTGCACCATGCCAGTGTGTAATCCCTTATCCATGGACGGCTATATGGATCCTGCAGTATTGATTCATCCGGACGATACATGTAGCACCATATCAACAGTGCTTCATTACCAGTTGGCTTGCGCACTATGCTTAGCTTTTTAGTAACAGTGTTAAACGTGAAGTTTATATCACGTCCAAACATGCGTCCTGCTTGGTCAAGATATTGATAGAACAGCTCATAGGTTAGTAGTCCTGCACTGTATCCACCGCCAGCACCTGCTTGTAGCAGATAAAGGTTAGTATAGGCTAGACTGAATGGATCTATCTGGGTACCGCCAGTGGTCTCACCTATACCTCTGCGGAACAGCTGGCGGACCTGCACTATGTTATCTGGTAGGTAATAGTCAGTCTGCTCATAGACCAGGCGCAAGAACATGTAACCTTCTTCTGTAGCGTTACCAGACCTCTGCCTATAACGATCAAAAGCCAAGTTTAATGCTGTCTGATAATCATTTGGTTCAAGTTCTATGTCAACCATGCTGCCGCCCAGCATGCGTTTCACATCATTGATTATCTGTTGCCTGTATT